GTCAAAGCCGGATTTCGTTTCTTTGAACTGCTTTTGTTTTTCCTCTCGCATTTCCTCGACGATCTCCGCTTCCGTCTTGCGCTGAATAAAGCCTTTTGCCTGTGGTGTCGTTGAAAACGTCTTTCGTCCCGCGTGATACTCAACTTCGCAATACGCTTCTTCATCGGCTACAAGCGCCGCCAGCTTCTTGTAGTTATACAGCAATGTTTCCATTGCCTTGAAGTAATTTACGTACCCCGTGTTCTGTGTGTATGCTTCCGCCGCCCCTGCGCGCGCGGCTTCAAATACGGCTTCCCGCAACTCTTCGGAAAGCTCTGTTTGCTTTTTAGTCATGTGTGCCACCTCCGGTTAGATATTCGATAATTGTTCCCGCCGCCTGTTCCCAGCCGTAGCAAAGCGCGGCTTTGTAGCCCTGCGCCGAAAGAGCGTCCAGCCACTCCGATTGATGGTCGCTTGTCCTGCCGCCGCGTTGCCGTTTAAGCTCTATGTAAAGCCCGTGATATTGCCCGCGCGCGACGGGCAAGCATAGATCGGGAACGCCCGCTTTCACGCCCTCCGCTCGAAGCCGTCCCGCTTCCGCCTTGTGTCTGCTCCCGCCGTTCGGGACGTGATAAAGCAAATTCAATTCGGGATATTTCCCGCTTTGCATAGCCGCCCACGAAAACAGCGTCATTTGCTCTTGCGCTTCTGTCGGAACGGGCGTTTTATTTTTCTGCATTCTGTGATCCCTCCCGTTCCCAATCAGCGAAGAAGAAAAACGGCTTGTTCTGCGCCATTGCTTCGCCGAATTCATATTTCGCGCCTTTGCTCTCTTTCCAGTCCGGAAGAAAACAGACTTCGGCGCACTCTGCAAGCATAGCGCCGGACATACGCATATAGGCTTCCCCTTTCAGCCTTCCGCCGGAAGAAGCGCCGGATTTACGACGATGAAGCCGCCTTCCTCCAGCTTCTTTTGCGCGTTGTAAAACTTCGTGAAATAATACGGATCGCCCGTGATCTTTCCGGCAAGATATAGCGTCCTTTTTTCC